GTGATGATTTGGAACACTTTCAGTCCAATACTGAATACCGACGTTATGCCCCTTTTGTAGTTTATCTACATGGAGGGGCTGGCGTTGGTAAGTCAACTTTGGCATTGACAATAGCTACTTATATGATTTGCAAAGATCAGAACATCGATCTTAACGAACTTCACACATTGAAAGGTCTTATGAAACACGTATACACCCGTTCCCCAACATCGGAATATTGGGATGGATACGTGGGTCAGAAGATCGTAGTGTATGATGATTTCGCTCAAGAACGCAAAGAAGAGTTGGACATCGGAGAAATGATACAAATAGTGACAGAAGCGCAGTATGTTCTAAATATGGCTTCAATAGTCGATTTAGGACAAGGAAAGAAAGGAGATACTTTTTGTTCACCATTTATAATTGTTTGTTCGAATACAGCTTACCCACAACCCAATTCAATCAAGGAATCCGATGCTCTTTATCGACGACGCCATTTGATGGTTGAGATGAAGAGTAGGACGGAATTTGAGATTACCAATCCTTTTCAACACACAGGATTGAAGGCTGGCCACACACCAACGTGGTACGGCAATAGAATAGGCGAGAAAGGAAACCTGGATAATCTGATTACTTGGATGGACAATGCGTTGAGGCATACTTGAATTCATCAGAGGAAGTCATACTACAAAGAGCGAATATAGTAACTCAAATGGTAGGACGACCACTAACTGAAGCACAGGTACGCACGATAACGCAGGACATTCAAGTAAGAAGAGAAGAATGGTTAGCACAGCACATGGAGCGCGCACATGTAATACAACCAATGCGCGCAGTACAACCACAGTACGGAAATCAATCGGGTGTGATGGATTTGTTAATTAACGTATTATCAAATACAGCATACCCATTGAAATTCGCACTCAACACACTTACCGGACTAGGATTGCCCTTAATTTACATCAGAGATTTTGAAACACTTACACCGTTACAAACAGTCTTTGGAGGAATTTTATCAGCTTTGGCAGTCTATAAAATGGTAATGTCCTGGTTTAATGCATTTTCTGGAGCATCAGTTAATGGTCAGATGTCTGGTTCTTACGAAACAATGAAAGCACCGCGTGTACAAACACGTGTTGCTCCCATGAGAATGGTTAGAGGACAAGGACAGACATTTGATCAACTTAATGCTACAGAGATATATGAAATCTGGAATGAGACGAAGAAATGTAGACAGCAATGTTTACCAATAGAAGGAAGAGTGATAGCAATCAACGCACACTTTTTAGATCAGTGCGATGATGATGACGAGATGAGGATCTATAGTTTGACGAGAGGTATAGACTTTACTTTTAAATATAACAATAGGAAAGCTCTATACATAGATCATGACGACAAAACACAACATATTCTACAAGAAGCAACTGTGATTTCTCATCCGGGAATGACCGTCCACAACGACCTGGCTTTTTACGAGCTAGAAGGACGAGTTCCCCCATGTAAATCAATTGTTAATAGAATAATTAAGGAAGATGATCTTAGTGCCCTCAACAAAGGGTATCTCACGCTCTTGTTGAGTAGAGATGGACAGAGAGAGACGAAAATGATGCCATTCTACGCAGACAAGAAACCTACGCGATTTACTGAAGGTGGAAAACTCTATTGTGTCAAAGATTATTTGACATATACGGGAATTCTACACGAAGGAGATTGCGGAGCACCACTGTTTTATTCATCAGGCGGAGCTTTACCACGAACTATAATGGGTATTCATTTTGCAGCTTCAGGAGAGAACATGGGGCATGGAATGTTCCTGACGCAGGAACTAGTTAAAGATGCACTTGCTATGTACAAAGTACAAGTGCAACCCCCAATAGAAGAAGCAATACAACTTGAAGAACCAGATGATTTCGTGCGTGAAGCAACGGCTAACATGCAATGGACAGTGAAGGGCATAGCGCGCACCTGCGAAGGAGTGCGAAATGTCACCAAAACTTCTATCCGTAAGTCACCTCTTTATGAGTATGATGGACCTGCTATGACACAACCAGCAATTCTGTCGCCACGTGATCCGCGTTTGGAAGGGAAACCTTTCGACCCGATATTGAATGGCGTCAAGAAATATGCAAGGCAGTTACCAGAATTTAATCGTGAAGATATTCGAGAAGGAATAGGAGCTTTGAAGGATATGATTATGGAAGCCCGCGCACGTATACATCCAGTTGAAACGCGCGTGTTACCAGATCATATCAATATAAATGGTGATCCTAGATTACCATTTATACAAGGGTTGGACATGTCTACCTCGGCAGGTCACCCTTATAAAAAGAAAAACCTTACGCGAAAACAGTTGTTTTCTGGGGAACCAGGAGCCAAAGTTATTGCGAATGAATTGTTGCGTGAACGCTTTGAAAAAAGAGTTGCAGAGGCACGTAAAGGAAGAAAGATAGAGTCGTACTGGGTAGACACGGCTAAAGATGAGAGAGTTAAGAATAAGAAAATCACTACACCAAAAACGCGCGTTTTTACAAACGCGCCTTTAGATTTTCTTATGGCTGGTAGGGAATTTTTTACTGGCTTTAATGCTTTTCTTAATCAACTTAGGTCGCGAATATTCAGTGCTGTAGGCACGAACCCATATAGCGATGAGTGGGATGAAATGTTTCGTTATTTAGCGGAAGTAGGAACAAAGAATGCGCTAGACGTAGACATTAATTTGTTCGATGGCACTGTTGACCCCGAATTCCATGAAGCATACGTTGAAGTTGCCAATTGGTACTACAATGAATTCAAGGAAGTGGAGGAAGAGACAGAAGATGATGTTGCACGGAGAGTGCTAAATGACGAGATAATTCATACCCCTTGCTTAATGAGCATATACGATAGACGGACAGGAAAATATTACACAGTTTGTTACGAAGTACATACGGGAGAACCCTCAGGGGTTTTCGATACCGCTAATCGAAATAGCGTGATAAACTTTTTGTATTTTTTTTTGACGTGGATGTATCTAGCTAGACGTTTTTGTCCTGACAAAGCCAATAAGGAGGCCTTTCTGGAATTTGTCAGATTGAAGACGTATGGTGATGATGCAGTCGTGTCTGTTCATGAGAGTTGCCCCTGGTACAATATTAACACTATTGTTCAAGCAACACGTGAAATGGGTTTGAGCGTGACGAATGCGACCAAGGAATTGGGCGTACAGAGCGATTACAAACCATTGTACCAATGTCAATTCTTGAAGAATATGTCAGCTTACCTTAATGGTAAGATGGTCGCTCAACTCGAGCGAGATGTTATTCGAGAAATGTTATATTGGTACAAAGAGTCCGATTTTGAAGATGTTGAAGGTTGCGTGCAGCAGATTGTTACTGCTTCCACGCAATTCTTATATTTTTATGGACCGGACGAGTATAACAGGACATGTAAGAAATTGCAAGAGAAATGTTATACAGAGAATTTGCACATTGTTATACCGACTTGGACATCTCTTGACTTGAAATACCGTAAAGGACGAGGCTTCATGCTTAGTTCAGCGAGTCACATGGTTACGCACGATGCAGAACAATATCGCATCGTACGAACTGTGCACAATCAGAATGAATGAATCAAACAACAACGCAAACACAGATCAGCTTATGGCAGAACATGCTAGTACAACAAACATGTCAGGTGTGACCATAACTGAGATGACACAACCAATATCTTCACACCATAACGATGGCAAGGCCGTTACTAACATTAGCCCTGCCCATAGTTCCATTAATGAACCAAAATGGGACTTGCAAGAAATGTTACAGAGATGGAACTATGCAGGTTCTTTCTCATGGAACACAACACAAGTGGTAGGCACACCACTGGTTACTTTGCAATTGCCTTTACAGGCAATTGTTTCTGAAATAGCTCAAGTGCCATTCCAAAGATTTACTTATATTCGTTGGGAAGAGTTGGTTATCAAAATTCAGCTCAACGGACAGAAGTTTTATCAAGGACAATTAATAGCTTTTTCAGTACCCTACACCAAACCAGCAGTTTTATCACAACGTTATCTAGGACCAGATAGAATTAATAATGCAACACAGTTACAACATAATATAATAAATGCAACAACTAGTGATGTAGTAGAATTACATCTGCCTTTTACGTATCCACAGAATTGGATTAATATGTCGTCGGCTTACATACCTAGGTCGACAAGTAGTTTAGCGATTGCTGTTTGGAATCAATTGAAGGTTGCCGTAGGTACCACACCGTCCCTTACAGGACAAATATGGTATTCGATGAAAGGCGCCGAATTTATGATTCCTTACAAGAGTTTGCTATTACCACCAATAATAACTAGTTCTGAGGAAATGCGAGAGGTTATACCTCAGATGGAGAAATTGGGAAAACAGTTAGGAGGAAAAGTAGGAAAGATTGCTTCGCAAGAAGTTTTTGGAGGAATGGACAAGATAGTGGAGAAGATACTACCTGAAAATATGATTTCTGATCTATTAGACGGAGTATTGGGAGGTTTGGACAAACCTTCAGATGGAACTAACCCAAATTTGCTTGTAGCAAAATCTGCACAGTTTTTGCCGCATGCTATCAATATTGAACATATACCGCGACTCTCTTTGTATCCGAGTAAACTTAATTTGTCTGACGAAAATACATTTTCAACACATCAAGACGAAATGGAGCTTAGATATATACTTAAGAGACCATCGAGATATGCAATAGTGAATTGGGCTACAACCGATCCTGAGGGTAAAGTTCTTGCCAC